TACTATATACAATGTATACATTGTTAATTGCAACCCTAGTTTTGATAGCAATTTACAATGGCATCGTTGCTAGTTTACAACAGCGGAATCAAATAATTTTTGACCAGTTGTAAAAAACCGTAGACCGCGAGAGTTTGACAGATCACGCGAGGGATGAGCCGGGACCATGCGTCCCGGTCTTGCGTTGTGGGCACCGGAGCAGGGCGGGGCGGTGCAGCGGGGCGCTGGGTGTATGCGCTGTAGGTGGGGCGGGGCGGGGCAGCAGGTGCCCGGCCTTCTCGTTTCCTGACTTCTTCGCGGTACCAGTCGCGATCATGTATGCCCATGTTTTCCTCTCCTGTTGTGGGGGTCACCCGCTATCGTAGCGTTGACCCCCAGCCCTAACGGGCCGGGTCCCGTCGCCCTGACGGGCTCCATATTCAGCAATGAGAAGGCGCGCGATAGGTGCGTGGGTCCCAATAGAGGCTGGTTGGCCGGGGCCTGGGCTTGAACCTAGCTTTCAGACGCTGGAGCCAGGAAGGCGGGCGGGGAGGGGGGTTGTGCCACTCGCAAAACGGCCCGTGCTCGTAATCGCTGCGGAAAATCTGCCGGGTGTCGTAGGCATCGTGCAGATCGAGGCCCTTGTACCACCAACGTTCCGCGATGACGGCATTTTGGCCGCTGCCGACTCGGGCGGTAGCCAAGTGAAATTTTGGGAGGTAGCCCCAGGGCTTATGGATGGCCTCGAGGAAGCTACCAACGAACGGAATCTTGATCTTGTCCCCACGAAAACACTTCACCTGATACTCGATGAGCGACTCACGGACTTGCTTGTCGATCATGTTGGCGTCTTGCACGATGAGGAACACATCCCAGCCGTACTTGCGAGCGTGGATAAGCCAGTCGAGCAGGGGGGCGCGTTCCTTGTCTTGGAATGACCGGGCGTTCAACCACGTGCCGAGTTCGTCCAGGATCATGACGCCGTTGCGGTCCTCGTTGTAGCTGTCCGGGTTGCCGTGGCCGCAGGCCTCGAGGTCTACCGCTTTGGGCTTGTCGGGAATGCGGACATAGTGAGCCTTGCGGTGGGGGACAAGCTTGTCCAGTTTGAGGTCAACGTTAGAGGCGACCTTGCGACCATCCAACAGAGCCTGTTGGGCCATCCAGACCGAGAATTTCGTCTTACCGGTGCCTAACTTGCCTTCGACGGAATAGACGGGCATACGGGCCTCACTTGACTAGGGACATGCCAAGGGACCGCAGATAGCGGTACGACACGACGGAAACCCACAGAGCCGCCAACCCGGTGACGACCGTGCCAGCGATGGGCGGAAAAGCAAGGCCGATCACGGTTCCGTAGCCAGTAGAGAACAAGGCGGAAAGCAGGGGCTCCACGAAGGAGTTAAACGCCACCAGCAGAGCCACGTAAACGGCCGCAATGGCAGCGACAAAGGCCATGCGGATTGCAACCTCAGCGCCCCATTTGGTCGTCATGTAGGCGAGAAGCCTCGTCAGCCAGGAACCGAGAAATGCGGCAAGCAAAGGCATGGCGTTACTCCTGACGACTGGCGCCGCCAACGATGGCGATGGCCCCAAATACACCAGCAGCCGCCCACAACATGCTCATGATGTCGTGAAACATGCCCTGATATTGGCAAATGTCGATCGACGTTATGAACGGGGCAAACGCCGCCAAATTGATGGAGCCGCAGCTAGAGGGAAACGAGAAGGACCAGTTGATATCAGGCAACTCAGGAAGGCACGACATGGGATCGTTCATGCACTCAGTAAGAGGGCGGAACAGATCGTCGATACTTTCCTGGGCATCGTTTTCGACGGGTTCGGGAGTTCCTTCCTCGTCGATCTTGCACGCAGGGCCGCCAGGGAGGCCGCAAACCTCAAGCTCTACGGGCTGGGGTTCGGTGGTGTTCTGTGGTGCAGTCGTGGTGCTGACGCGGACCTGGTTAGTGGTGTTGTTTGTGGTCGTTGTAGTGTTGACCGTGTTGTACGTGATCTGGTTGCCACTGGCGGTGCCGGTCGTCTTCTGTGTGGTGGTCTCCGTGATCGGGTCGCCGGTCTCGTTGATCCACTGTTTTGTACTGACGATTTCGGGGTTGGTCTCGAAAAGGGGGAGGTCGCCAGGAAAAGAAACGGATGGGTTGCCAGCTTCAGAGAGGTTTTGGGCGAACTCGAACGCACCTTGAGAGGTTGCAAGGGCTTCATCCAGTGCGGAGATTACAGAGTTTGGCCACGCTGTGACGTTCTGAAGCATCTGCTCAACGTCATCAGGGGTGACTGAGGTGGATGAGGCCGGAACAGTTTGAAGGCAACCTGAGGGAGTGATGTACCAACCAGATGGACAACCATTCGAACCCCATTGGTACAACTGAACGTTCCACTGGTATCCATCAGAACGCCGATAACTGCAATAGTTACCCGTTACCCCAATAAAAGTTGGCTTCGGGTTCATGATATTCAGATAGAGGGTGCAGGCGCCCGCCTTTGTATTGGAGTGGGTTGACGGGTTGGCATCAGCACGCCAGAAATAACCATCAGATACCGGGTAAGAGGGTTGGTTGGCGGGATCTGAAAATATCCAGCCGGAACCGTTGTAACCGTAGTGGGTGCCGAGATCCTCAAGCAACTCGCCGAGGGCATAAACGTTGCCGACAAAAGGCACAGAGCGTACCAATGCCTTAGCAATGGACTTACTTGGGACACTTTGAGCGATCTTGATAGGTACCGCCTGGTTGGTCTTGCCAGGAACGGGGGAGGGTACGACCGCTTCAAGAATGACGGAGCCATTCGGCGCCCGTTTGATGGGTTGATACCAGCTACCGCCAGTAGGGCCGGTGGAGAAGGAGCCAGAGGGCGCCGCCGTGGTGTAGCGAATGACGTTACCGTTAGCGGTCTGGTTGATGTTGGCAATCGGGTTGCCGTTGCCGTTGGTGATGTACACGCCGCCGATGTTTCCGGCGTGGTAGCCCATTTGGGCGGTGGCTTTGTACTGTCCAGGAGATTGGGCGATAGCCGAGGCCATGCCCAAGCCCGCAAGGGCCAGGAGTGAGGCTTTGACGAGCTTGAGCATGGAGACCCCGACTATCAGCTAGCGCGCGGGATTTTCTTCACGTACTTAACAGCGACCATGAAGGCCACGGCCACAGCGGCGAGGCCCACCAGGGCGCCGGCGTAGCCCGACACCTTGGTAGTTACGTCGGCCAACGCGGCATCAAAGGGGTCACCGGCAGATTGAGCGAACGCCAGCACGGGGCCGGCGGTCACAACAGCGATTGCGATTTCACGGGAACGATTGCGGATTGCTTGCAGCATGTTGGTTCTCCATTTACTGCGTAACCGTGGCCGACGGTCGGCGGTTTGGGGAAAGCCCCCAATCAGGCGATGTGTTGGATTTGACGGACCCAGGCCACGGACTTGCCAATGCCGAAGCCCATGGCCCAACAGCCCATCAAGGTAGAAATGATCTTGGCGATGGCTATGGCGTCGATCACGTCTTGTCCCCCATTCGGTAGCCGAGGACGAACATCACGACGCAGACGGACACCAACGCCGCTTGCAGGAGGTGGTTTGTGTTCTCCCAATCCATCAGCGCCCCCTAGCGAGGTAGAGCGCCAACGTGACCAAGAGGGACGCCATGACGCCACCCAGAAAGCCACCGAACACCGCGAGGGACGCATTGACGTCCATGATTTCGGCAATGAGGCCTTGCAACTCGGGCGGCACCATCAGCGGAACCTCAACGGGGTGTTGACTAGCTCCATGAGGTAAAGCGTCCGGTCCCAATGGCCGCGCTGGGCGTCCATTCGGCGGGAAAGCACGTCGTATCCATCAAGGAGGACAGGCGGCGAAAACGGGACTTGCTCCACCACGGTGGTTTTTCGTTCGCGGATGCGCTGCAACTGGTCACGGAAAGGAATCCACTCGCGGGTTTTTTCGTCCCAAACCTTGCCGGAAAGCGGGTCAACGATGACGGATTGAGCCTCTTGAGGGAGGTCCACGGGGGGCAGTTCTTCGGCGGTTGCAAGGTAGGCACCAGACACAACCGCCACGGCAGCGACGAGGGATTTCATGCGGTCACCCCCCAGGCGCTGTATGGACCGGAAACCCAGCTTTCCGGTACAGAGCCAACGGTGAACAGCTGCAACCCGAAACGGGTCCGCAGCAGTCGGTACGGGGAACAAAGAATTTCCCCCGTTTCCCGCACCACACGCCGACCTTTTCGGACGACGACTTCTCCGACGCCGTGTAGCTGTTTGAGCCATGTTGGCCAGTTGAGCCAGGACCGAATCTGGCGGTCTTGCTGTTCCAGGCCGCCCGCACCGTAGATGCGGGCATGTTTGGGGTACTCATGGTGTTTTCCGATCTTGGACATGTACTTCATGAGGTAGCCGACCGCGTTGCGGGCAAGCTGGCGGTTTGTCATGCCGTGGGGCCAGAAGGCGGCACCGTCGCGCTGGGGCTTGTCCCACATGGGGCAGGACAGGCCTGCAGGGAGCCAGATTGCGAGGTGATAGTGCATTGCACCGCGTTGCTGGAGTTCAGCAACCCAGACGTAATGCGGGGCCGTGCCGCGCTTTTTGCACCAGTGGCGGAAGCGCCGCAGGGCTTCGGAAATGTGACGGGGAGACCAGTCATCCACGCCGCGGTACGTGAGCGTCACGAACCAGCAGCGCCAGTTCTTGCCGTAGGCGTTGCTCAGGAGCTTGCCAGCCGCCCAGACGTTACGGCGCAAGGCTTTGATACGTCGGTCACGGACGGCCAGCGGGTCCGTAGAGATAACGACGGGGAGATCAGAAACGGGGTCATTTCCACTTGTTTTATATGAGACAAGCCCCGCCGCCTCGTCCCCGGAGCCCGCGCTGCGCGCGTGCACCGAGGCCGCGTCGTCGCCCTTGGCGGAAAACGAAGCGTTGAGGGACTGGGCCGCGATTTCCCACAGGCGGGTATCGCGGTCCCAGTGTTCGGCAAGAGCGGCGTAGTTCATGCCCCGGCCCTCACGTCGTAGGGCGTCACCCACACGACCGGCACGCCAGTCAGGCGCGACCATTCGGTAACGTAGCCGGCAAACGGTTGGACCGAGGTAAACACCTTGACCCAGGGGCCGCGCTTGTGCGCGCGGGTGAAGGTGAAGCGGTGGGTTTTCACAATCCGCCCTCCGGGTAACGGACCGTGAAAGAAGCGGAACCCTGTTTGCCGAGAACATGCTCGGCAAGGTCCTGGAGCAGCTCGACCTGCATCTCAGCAAGACGCTGAAGGACGAAGCCGTTGATGTAGACGTTACACACCGTGCCCACGGTATCGTGGGCCTGAAACGTCACCCCATAGTCGCCGCCGAAATACTCGAGGAAAAACGCCTCCCCGATGGCATCGATAGAAATTGAGGGCTTCATAGACTCACCCCACCGAGAGGGACGGAGGACGGGCCGTAGAACTCGACGTCAACAGCAGGAACGCTGCTGCCGAGATCGGAGACCGTGAGCACCACCCGCGAAATTTCGGGCTGGGCCTCGTGCTCAACGTGGGCGACACCACGGGCACACATGGCGAGAACCGCCAACCGTGCCACGTGTTCCACCTGTTGCCAGTCATCGACGGTAAGCCGGGACATGGGATGCACCCCTGCCGCTTACTGCTTTACCGGAGCGAGGGCGGTCGAGAGGGTCAAACGACCATCGCGGACGCCGATAGCCGAGGGGTGCAACTGGTACAGACCCGGGGGGAATGGGACTTGGTCCGCGTCGAGCATGAACTCGAATTTCTCGGGGTACTTGTTGGGCTTACCATCGGGCCCCACAATGAAGGCGTATGCCGACTGGATACGCAGGTGGTAGGGCTTATTGGTCTTGGCGGACGTGCCCTGCAGCTCACGAACGTCGGCGGTGTCGATTTCAATCTTGATCATTTTTGGCTCCGGTTGATATCCCAAGACGGGATGGCCGGAGCGTATCCCAAAAGGGGACAGCCATGCAAGACGAGTTGATTAGGGAGCTTGTCGATAGAGCCGCCAAAGAATGCGGCACAAAGGCGGAGCTGGCACGGCAACTAGGCGTGTCAGCCACAAGGCTGAATGAGTGGCGCGGCGGGCACAGAGCGTGCCCACCGGAACAAGTAGCAATCATTGCGGACATCGCGGGAATGCCGGCAGAACAATGGCTGGTTCGCGCTACGTTGTTGAATTCAAAGGGAAAACCGTACGAAGAAAGGCTTCACAGAGCCTTGGGAAAGTGGTTGCCGCGGACCGGCGCGGCGATCGGTTTGTGTTTGCTTACCGCAGCCCTTACGGTTATTCCGGCTGGTAACGAAGCCCAAGCGACAGAGCCAGGTCTACTATCTACAATGTATA